TTGATGAAGTTATTCAAATTGATGACAGCTTAATATCTAACTACCCTTGGAAACATTGGAATGATAATGTTGGTTTTACAATTACTGAACTTAAAATAGTAGACAGTGGAGAAGGATATAACATACCTCCGGTAATTAGGATTGTTAGTAAATCTGGTACCGGAGCCACTGCTAGGGCATTTATAACAAATGGAAAAGTTAACAGAGTAATTTTGTTAACTTCAGGAAGCGGGTATTTAAATGCGCCGACGGTATTAGTTGAAGGCGGACTAAATGAAGGCGGAACTGCTGCACGTGTAGTTGCTTACATAGGAAATAGCGTTGTTCGTTCTAATTTTATTAAAATGAAATTTGATAGACTGACACAAAACTATTTTATTACAAAGTTAGAAGAAACTGAATCATTTATTGGTACTGGCAGTCGTTTACAATTTTCGTTAAAGTGGTCTCCAGATATTAGAATTGGTAAATCATCAGTAACTGTTAACGGCGTTGAAGTACTACGTGACGATTATAGATTATTATCAGTTAAATCAACTGCTAAAGGGTATACAAGCTACTCTGGATCTATTATTTTTACAAAATCAATTGCAAAAGATGCTGTAATTATTGTTTCTTATTTAAAAGATTGGGGATTATTAAATGCCGCCGATCGTATCCAATATTACTATAATCCACAAACTGGCGACCTAGGTAAAGATCTGTCACAATTAATGACTGGTGTTGACTACGGCGGAGTAATAATGACTGGTCTTGGACTAAATGTTAGCCAGGGATGGGATAGCACTCCGTATTACACTGATAGGTGGGATAGTGCTGATTCAACATACGACGACTATATTGTGTCAGTAGCGGCAAACACAAAAATATTTACGCTACCATATGTTCCTGCTAATAATGTACAAATTAACTCTTATCATATTAAATTATATCAAGAGTCATTTACATCTGACGGAACAACACTTGATTACTTGTATAATCCATCTGCCGAAACGTTAAAAGTATTAGTGTCTAAAACAGTTACTACTACTGCTTTGAATACAGCCGGCGGAAGCATACTAACGTTGCCTAATACTACAGGAATTAATGTTAATGATGTAGTAACTAGAGTAGCATCAGGCATCGCAACAGCAACTAATCTTGCTACTGATAAAATTACACTTAATAATGTAACAAATATAATAGTTGGAGCACAGATTAAGTTTATAGGCACATCAATTGGTGGAGTAAGTCTAGATACATATTACTATATTAAGACTATTTCTGGTAATGATATTACCGTTACTCCGTTAAACAGTACAGTTCCTCTCCAAGTAACTACGGATACTGGTGCTATGGGATTTGTGTCTTCTAGTACTTTTGGTTACAACACTGTTGTTACAGAAATTATTAATAGTACACAAATAAGAGTTGATCAAATTATTTTTGATAGCATTGCAATAGGATCAACAATCAAATTTGATCAACTCTTAACTAAAAATCTAAATTATAAAATAAGTATTCCTGGATTGCTAGCATTAACTACTGCGCCCGCAGCCGGCAAGATTATTACAATTAGCTCACCATTACAAGTTGAACGTTTAGATCCACTAATTATAAGCACTTTCATTGGCGACGGTGAAACTGATACAATTACATTACCAGTTGGGTATACAGTAAACGAAGGCGACCAATTCATCTTCCGTAAAAATACTAGTGATGGTTCAATAAAACCGCAAGAAGCAGATTATGATACCGCATTAACAGGTGGAAATTTAGCTTATAGTAGTGCAACCGGATTAAACGCAGAAGACATTATTGTTGACGGTGACGGATTTGTTACCCCTACAACTAGTCCTGCGACAGAAGAAGTTGTTCCGGGACAGATTTTCGATGCTGTTGCTATTAAAGTATATGAAAAGCCTAGCTCAGGCTCTGCTAATATTAAAGTAGATAACTATGTTGGAAACAATACTACAGTTACTTTTGCAATTACTCAGCAAATTAACAGTCCGCAGGCAGTGATTGTAAAAATATCTGACGGAGCATCTACATCAATCATTAAAACAATCAATGACGACTATGTTGTTAATTTTAATACTCGCACTGTTACATTTAATACTGCTCCAACAGCAACTCAAGTTGTTTCAATATTCAGCTTTGGTTTTAGCGGATCAAATATTTTAGATCTTGACTATTTTGTTGGTAATGGTATAACTACAGAATTTATTACTAAAGCACCGTGGTTATCAGACATTACTTCTCTGGTGTACATTGACGGTATTCCAGAATCAGTTGAGTTATTTGAAACAGACGACACGTATGTTAGTAACAAACGAGTTGGAATACGATTTGATGTAGCTCCCTTATCTGGAACTATTATAAATTTTGTTGTAGTTAGCGGTAACGAACAAACATTTGCGATAACTAAAACAGAACGAATTGCTACAGACAATCGTGAAACAACTGATATTAACACTGGTTTACCAACTGGTACGTCAATTTATAATTTACAAAATAAAATTGGAGACAATCTTCCTGTTGAGACTAGTATGATTGTACGGGTTGATCAAACAATCTTGCCATCAGCAAACAATATATACTATAAAATTAAATCAAATAAACTATCTTACGCAATCAATACAACTGTCTATCAGCCACATAGTTTAGACATTGCTGATATTACAGTATATATTGGTAATACTATGCTTAGATTAGGCACTGATTATATAGTCGACCTTGGTGGAATTACAATTAAGATTACTACCCAGGTACGTAATTTATATGTTAATCAACAATTAGTAATTAGTATACTACCTAACAGCTTAACAGTTGGTCCGGCGTATACTTATTTGCCGGGGCTGAATAATACACAACCACAAATTGTGTTTAATCAAGTATACGATAATACCCGTATTGTTGAAGTTATAAGTTCTTACAGACATGATATACTAGATATTCAAAGAACTTCTAGTAAAGTATCATTTGCTTCAAGCGTTGTTCAAGAATATAGAGAGTTAATTAATATCAACACTCCTACTTTTGGGCGAGTTATTCAACTAGACAGAACAGTTGTTAGTGATAATTATATCTGGGTAATGTGTAACGGTAAGTTATTAGTTCCTAGTATTGATTTTAAATTAAATTCAGACAAACAAAGTATTACGTTGACAGCATCGCCCACAGGTAATGATGAATTTACAATGATGACATTTAGTAGCAATGTATTGAAACCTGGTATTTCATATATGCAGTTTAAAGATATGTTAAACCGAGTTCATTACAAACGATTAAGTTTAAATAAACAAACAACATTAGTTCGAGATTTGTCATGGAATGACACTAGCATTATGGTTGTTGATGCTAGTAACTTTGACGAACCAAATCCTACTGTAAATAAACCGGGAGTGATTGAAATCCGCGGAGAACGTATTGAATATTTTACTAAGAATAATAATATTTTAAGTCAATTGCGTCGAGGTACATTAGGTACAGGTACGCCAACAGTACATCATGCTGGATCATTTGTTCAAGACATTGGACCAAGTGAAACAATCCCTTATGCTGAAAATACAGTTGTTGAACAAGTAATATCGGATGGTACTGATACAGTTAGTTTAATTAAGATCACTCCGGGATTATATACCTTTACAAATCCTAATACTAATGTTATTAAGACGTTACCACACGATATTGAGGTATTTGTTGGCGGATACAATATCGGAGCAGAGTGGGCGGCAAATGTACCATACACTATTGGAATGTTTGTAACACTAGGTAGTTATACTTACAGATGTACAGCGGACCATACTAGTTCTAGTGTATTTCACGCTGATATAGCAAACTGGACGTTCTTTATAGGCAATATTCGTCTAAAGAAAGACTCGTATTCTGTTTATAATGTAAACAATCACCCAGACAGCACTGAAGGCGATGTTCAATTTGACGCAGAATTTACTGTTGACGGGACATCAAAACAACTAATGTTAACAACTCCGTTAGCATTTGGTACACAAGTTACGGTTGTTAAACGCACATTAACTTACTGGGATAGCGCAACTAGTATATTAAATGATAATAACAAAATTTCAGGATTCTTAAAAGCAGAACCGGGCGTTTGGTATACTGAATTTAATGTACCAAGAATAGATGATTCAACAACATCAACATTTGATAGTACTGGTGGAACATTTGACAGTAGCAGCACAACATTTGATCAAGGATAATAAAAATGACAAAGCAGGTAATTTATACAGGACAAATCGCTAATGACGGGAATGGAGACACACTCCGATCTGGTGCTCAAAAAATTAATGAAAATTTTACTGAGCTATATGATTCGTTATCATATTCGTTACCGATTGCGTCTTCAACGGAGTTAGGTGGGGTTAAAGTTGGAAGTAGACTATCGATTAACAACGGAGTGCTATCAGCAGATGATCAACAATATACATTGCCAACAGCTGGCACTAGTGGTGGCGTATTAGGTGGCGTTAAAGTTGATGGAACATCAATTACTATTAATAGCGGGGTAATTTCTTCAACGTATTCCTATGTATTACCTATAGCAGAAACAGGCGCTGGCGGAGCATTGGGCGGAGTTAAAGTTGACGGCACTACTATTACTATTAACGATGGTGTTATAACTTCACCTTATACTTACACATTGCCTATTGCGTCTGATATTGAGATAGGCGGGGTAACTGTTGACGGTACTACTATAACAATCGATGGTGGAGTAATTTCAGCTGTACCAACATCTGTAGTTGTAAACAGAACAACAGTAGCAGTAACTAGTGCTTCATTGGCATCCAACGCTAGCGGAACTTATGCTATAACAGGATTTAAATCATATTTGTTATTTAAAATACAAACATCGGCTGCTGCCTGGGTAACATTATATACAGACTCTGCATCTAGAACTGCCGACGCTACAAGATTACAGACTGTTGATCCTTTACCTGGTTCTGGTGTAATTGCAGAAGTTATCACTACAGGCGCAGAAACTATTATAATTAGTCCGGGTACAATTGGTTTTAATAACGAAACTGTTCCAACAACTAGCATTCCTATTAAGATTGTTAATAAAGGAGCTTCACCCGCTACAATTACAGTAACATTAACTGTATTAAAAATGGAAGATTAATATGTCAGAATTAATAGAATATATTGTAACTGCTAAAACAATGGACGATGCTACGTCTTTGCTTGACGATATGGAAACGCCTGGCGGTGATTTATATATTCCTGACCGACAAGTTACAGTTAGTCAACGTAGAGAAATTAGTAGAAATACACATTTTCTTATTACTGAAACCGAAGCTGATCAATTACGTAATGATCCAAGAGTATTAGCAGTAGAACAGTTGCCAAGTGCCCTTGGCATTGAAGCAACACCGCACTGGACACAATCTGGCAATTTTGAAAAAAGTTCAACAATTGATACTAATGACAAAAATTGGGGATTGTATAGAGTTACCGCAGGACAACCGTTATCTAATTGGGGAACTAACGGTGCATTTACACAAACAACACAGACAGTTTCTACTACTAGTTCTGGAAAAAATGTTGATGTTGTAGTAGTTGATGCCCACATAAATTTTAATCATCCAGAGTTTGCTGTTAACGTCGACGGCACCGGTGGATCAAGAGCTATACCATATAATTGGTTTCAACACAGTTCAAGTTTAGGATATAGTACCTCCGGCTCGTACAGTTATACAAACATTTCCAGCAATCATGGAACTCACGTTGCTGGCACTGTTGCTGGCAACACTCAGGGTTGGGCTCGCGATGCTAACATTTATAATATGGAATTTCAGTATGCCGGCGGCAACGGCCCTGCTGGGGACTGGACTGTGTATATATTTGACTACATTAGAGAGTTTCATAAAACTAAAACAATAAATCCTGCTACTGGAAGGCGTAATCCAACAGTATGTAATAACAGTTGGGGGTATTCTTATGGTAGTATTTTTCTTAGCGGGATTACATCAGTAACATATCGAGGAACAACTAGTGCGGTTTCAGGGATAGACGCAACTAAAAAAACTACTTTAGAGGCTAACGGAGTACCAGTACCAGGGGAGTCTTATCTTTATAGAATGCCAGCAAGGTCTGCAGGAGTTGACGCCGACATTGAGGATGCGATTGCTGACGGAGTAATAATAGTGGTTAGCGCAGGTAATAGTTATTGGCCAACAGCAACGCTAGCATCTTCGGATTATAACAATAATATTGTGTCCAGCGGATCTACATTTTATCATAGTCGAGGATCTTCACCAAACAGTGATAACGCAATTTCTGTAGGAGCCATTGACACTGTAACACAGGAATATAAAACTAATTTTAGTAATTACGGATCTAGAGTATCAATCTATGCTCCGGGCAAAAATATTATTAGCGCAGTATACGACTTAACTGCTGCATCCGAGTTTGGCATTACACTGGCAAATGATCCGAGAAATTCTGCCTATAAATTAGGATCTATTTCAGGAACTAGCATGTCAGGCCCGCAAGTTGCCGGATGTCTTGCTTGTTTATTAGAACAACAACAAACATTAACTCAAGCTGAAGCGTTATCATACTTAATTTCGTCTTCTAAAAAATCACAAATATTGTCTACTGGCGGCAACGCAGGCGATTATACATCGCTAGGAACAGAGTCAAACAACCGATATTTGTTTTATAAATTAGAAAGATTGCTGTCTGGTAATGTTTCTGCGAGTAATACTTATAAACTTAGAAGAGTATCTGGGGCAGTTTATCCCAGGGTACGAGTAAGGAATAAGGGTTAATTATCCAATTAAACTATCACATTATAGACATTGATAAATATAAGATAAAGAGAGAGTATTATGCAGAGTAAAGATACAACGGGAATTCACGTAGAGGGTCATATTAAAATTCATGACCCCGCTTCTGGTGAAGTGTTTATTAATAAGCGTAATGCTGTTCATTACGAAAATATTAGTATTGCTTTAGCTCAAAGCATTGCAAATAGCGGACAAGGGTTTATATATCAAATGGCGTTTGGTAACGGTGGAACAGCAATTGATCCAACGGGAATTATCACATATTTGACCCCAAACAGTTCAGGTAGTAATGCTAGTTTGTATAATGAAACCTTTACTAAAATTGTTGATGATAGAAGTAGCAATAATGTAGACCCAACACGTAACTTTATTGAAACTAGGCACGTTACTGGTACAAACTATACTGATGTGTTTATTACTTGCTTATTAGATTACGGCGAACCTAGCGGTCAATCAGCATACGATACAACTAATAATAATGAAAATGCGTATGTGTTTGATGAACTTGGCCTTAAATCTTATAGTTCATCTGGACAAAGTTTATTACTGACCCATGTAATATTTCATCCTGTTCAGAAAAGTCTTAACAGATTAATTCAAGTGGATTATACAATACGTATTCAAAGTTTAACTGGCTTGGCAGGAGTTTAACAAATGAGTTATCAAGTCAAATATACCGAAACTACTAATCCAAGCAAACCGCCAATTACTGTTGACGACCAAACAGTTAATTCGCAGACTGATTTAAAGTTTGTGGGTAAAAATTATGCCGGATATGCGTCCTACATGGCAGAAAATTTTCTACATCTGCTAGAAAATTTTGCTAAAAATTCGGCACCAACTCAACCGGTTGAAGGCCAACTATGGTATGATAACAGCGCAGATGTTAATCTATTAAAAGTATATGACGGCACTCAGTGGACTGCAGCTGGCGCAATTAAAAAAGCAACATCTGCTCCAAGCGTTGGAATTATTGGTGATCTTTGG